ACACCATCATTCTTTTTTACTCCTTTTTCTCCTCTTTTTTTTATATCACCACAGCCGACAACTCAATTTATCTTTTCTATTTACCACTTCCTTTCAGCCCTTTTTCATTTATTTTTCCCATTTTTACCCTTTTTCTTATTTCACCCGGGTTTTACCTTTCAGTCTCGCTATTATTTATTACTTATATCTACTACCCCATGTCGTATTTATGCCTCCATCTCCATCGTATCTATCCCGTATTTTACACACCTATGTAACGCTTTTTTATTGACTTTCTCTCTTTTTCGTGATTAATACCCCTTTTCTCGCTATTTACTTATACTTCGCACCTTCTATCAAAATCCTTAAAGGTCTTCTTGATTTTTCATCGACAAAAAACATTACTGATTCTTCTTCGGTGATCGTTTTCAATATTTAAATTGTTTAAGACGTTATTGATTCTTTGATGATTATCATTTTCGAAAATGTTTAAGACATTTATGATTCTTTGATGATTAGCATTTTAAAAAAAAATGTTTAAGACGTTATTGACTCTTCGATGATTATCATTTTCGAAATTGTTTAAGATGTTCTTGATTCTTTGATGATTATCGTTTTCAAAAAAATAAAAACAAAAATGTTTAAGACGTTATTGATTCTTTGATGATTATCGTTTTCAAAAAAAAATAAAAACAAAAATGTTTAAGACGTTATTGATTCTTTGATGATTATCGTTTTCAAAAAAATAAAAACAAAAATGTTTAAGACGTTATTGATTCTTTGATGATTATCGTTTTCAAAAAAATAAAAACAAAAATGTTTAAGACGTTATTGTCTCTTCGATGATTATCGTTTTCAAAAAAATAAAAACAAAATTGTTTAAGACGTTATTGATTCTTCGATGATTATCGTTTTCAAAAAAAATAAAAATTAAAATGTTTAAGACGTTATTGACTCTTCGATGATTATCGTTTTCAAAATTTAAAATGTTTAAGACGTTATTGATTCTTTGATGATTATCGTTTTCAAAAAAATAAAAACAAAAATGTTTAAGACGTTATTGATTCTTCGATGATTATCGTTTTCAAAAAAATAAACAGTATATTTTATTCTTCCAACAACCAACATGGATTTACATTTTGCATCACTGGGATAAATAGTAACCATGGCAACTGTACCTTATGATCTTTTATCCATTTCCCATATCCGCCATAACCCTTTAGTTCCGCTATATACATATGTGCCATATAAAACATTGTCACCATTTGTTTATACCCTTGTGGAAATATCTCATGTGGTGATATATACCGTTTCATCTCATATTGCGGTGCAAACCAAAGATTGCCTATGTAACCTCCTGCTTTGAGATATTCTATGTCGGTGAACTCTTTCCCATTCATCATGTATTTACCGTATATTTGTTTTCCCTCAGTGTCCCATTCCTGATAGGCAAAACCATCGAGTCGGTGTAATTCGTCGTTTTTATACCAGACTTCAGACCAAATTTTACCACTCCGATACCATGTCTGACTGGCAGGACCATCAAGTCGATGTAATTTGTCATCTTTGCCCCAGATTTCATACTTGTTTTTACCATTTGTGTGCCATTCCCGATAGGCAGGACCATCAAGCCGATGAAATTTACTATTTAATATCCAGGTTTCAGACTTGATTGTACCATCCGGGTATGTTTCGACTTTTCTTGTTGGTACCGACATCGGTGCAAACAAATCTGTATCAGTTTTATATTTATTGTATACGGTATTCAAAAAAAATATTTATGATATTATCTCTTCTTGTTATTTTGTTTTTAAAAAAATAAGGAATATCATAATGATAAATTAATATATTTACGCTTGAACTGAACATGGTTGATATTTAGTCCGACCAAGTATGGAACACCGATAGGCAGCATTACTGGAATATTTTCCATCGCCGAATCCAGCTTTATAACAATCGCCATCACTGGTTTGTAACCAACCGGTTGGACATCGACAGCGACCAAATGATGCATCTGTTCCCATCGAGCAACGAAAATGTCCATCCTTTGCGTATTTACTATCGCCATGATCAGACTTGTAGCATTTAGAACTGGCATCACCGTATACCGTCCAACCGGTGGGACAAGTCATACGCAACTGTTGTGCTGCCATACTGGCACGTGCTTTTTTGACGGCATCGGCAATATCAGCAGTTTCTTTCGTTGCGTCGGCAAGTATCTGTGCGTCCTTTGCTTTTTTGACGGCATCAGCAATCGCCGATGCTTGTGTTTTTGCATCGGCTGAAATTTGTGCGTCTGTTGCTTTTTTAACCGCGTCGGCTATATCAACCGTTTCCTGGTCGACCGTTATACCTGCCGTTGATGGGGTTGAGGTTGATGGGATTGAGGTTGGAAAAATATATTGATTGATGGTGTCCTTAAACCCCATTAGATTCATGTAATAAAATATAATAATAAAACCAACAATAACTAATATTATTGGTCCGGAATTATCTTCACCCGGTGGAGCATATCTGGGATCCATATTTGATTAACTTTTATTTGGTTAACTTTTATTTGGAAACAAATATAAAAAAAAATATTGTGATTATGATTGTCTGTCTACGTTTTGTTTTTAAACTAAATCCGGTTCCGTTTTTAATTTGCTGATATCTTTTTTTATCGGTAATCGACGTATTAATTTTTTTGAAACGCTATTTTCGATATTACCGTTATCATACATTAAATCATATTCGATACCTTTATGTGTAGATATGGTTCCATAATCCAGAATAACCCATGAAAGGTTGTAGGGTACTATTTTATTTTGGTTATTAAGCCATTCAAGTTTTCGAGTTAAATATAGACTATAACACGTGAGTAATGCTACGCTGGCGGTAAAACCGTGATTTTTTTATTAACCGTTTCCGCGATTTCATCAGTTTCTTTGGTTTCGAGTACACCGTCATCGGTTTCTTTGGTTTCGAGAACATCATCAAGAGTTTTTGATGTACAATCTATTATTCTCCGTTGTATTTGTGATTTCGATACATTATCTTCCGTATCGCCATTTTCATATTTTACACTATACTTGACACAACTCATTGATAAAATCTGATGTGTAATAACAGCCGGCATCATTTCTTTCGTATCGCCCACACACGTTCCGTGTTTTTCACACATCACCTGATCACCAATTCTATATTCACCATATCCTCGAGTATCACCCAGTGACATGTCATGTTTCGGATACTTATGTGTGATACTACGTATGATTTCGGCTCTTGATACACGCCCTTCGAAGACTGCAAGTACGTCGGCGTACTTCTCATATTCTGTGTCATATATATTATGTTTATGTAATAAAGCGAGAACACGATGACCTTGGAGTTGTTTTCTCGTAGTGTCAAAAGTTTGGTACTGATGCATTTGTCTCTTAAGCATACATTTCTCGGATTCTTTGGATTCTTTGGATTCTTTGGATTTGTACTCATAGTCTATATCATATACCGAAGGACCAATATCATGAGCAAATTCGAAGACCTCAAATAGATCTGCTTCCGTTGGATCTTTTTCTGTTATGTGCACGCACGAATGCGTGCAACTTGTTATCATTTTGACATACAATCTACCACCAAGAAATTTATGAAATCCCTGCATTTTTGTTTTGAATAAAATTAGACGTTTTTTTGCAAGAGAATCAAAATCGATGGTTGTATCAGTGATATATTTTTTAAATTCGGTTTCGACTGTTTCCTTTTTCGGTATCGAGGCATTATAAATTTCTGTACGAATCAATGCAATAAGCTCATCCTTATCAATAGTTATTTTCCCGGATGCCTACATTTTTTGTTCTGTTGTATATTGTTGTGTTTTGATATTTTGGTTGTCTATTCAATTTTTAAAAAAAACTATATATATTTACCGATGCATTCTTTCATAAATCGATTTATGAACCGCAATAGTATGACCCATTATTTTTGCAATACGTTTTTGTTCTCTGATTGGTTTTTTGCTTGCAACATCTGACGCATATATTTTTCTAAGCATTGACGTGCCAACATTTTTTGGCTGGAAAATGTTATTAAGTTGTTGTGCCAGTGCCGATGGTGTCATTTGTTTGATAGAACCAAAACCAGATAAAACATAACCGGATTTATTGATTATCATCCATTGTGTAACAATTTTAGCAACGGTCTTAGAATTAATGGAAATGACTTTTTCCTTATGGGTTTTCATTGTTTTGTGTTTGGTGATAATCAGTGTGTTTTTATGTGTATCCCATAGGTTGATATTTCTATCGACGGATATTTCGATGAGTTCTTTTTTGGAATATTCTTTACCATCGAAGAAAATCATATCACAGTATTCTTGACCACGTAGCGGTGGTATTTTCGTATAAATAGTTAGAATAAAATATTTAAGAAATGCATAGTAAATAGTTTTATCATTTGGTGTTTTCTTTTTTTGTTCTTTCATAAAAATTTGTTTCCAGTATTTTCTTTTTTCAACAACATCAACAAATGGAACATAGTTTTCTATATCTGTTTTTGATGCCGAGGCAAAACCAATTTCATCATTATATGATTTGGTTATTTTGTCATAGAAATCCGAATATTTTTTGATCAGTGTTGAATCTTCATCGGTAACTCCTTTTTTCTTTGGATTAAATTCATATTTTGCGATATGTCTAAGCGCTTTTAATGTCGCCCATAATGTACTTTTTTTGGTTATCTGTTTTGTAATATTTTTTGTGGTTTGATCAAAATCATATAATGGAAGTGGTGAATATGTATCGTAGCCAAGAACACGGAAAAGTCTTTTCATGTCACCCTTAACACTTTTGATTGATGATGCAATATGTGTTTTTGATAATTCATTTTCAAGTCCTTTAGGAATAACAAAATCCATTTTGGTTTTAGAATTATTTGTCTTACAATCAATTTTAACAACCAATAAAAATATGTCAAAAATAGATAAATATAAGATATTGGAGGAGATTAATTCTGGTGCGTTTGGAACCGTATTTTTAGTTAAAAAAAACAAAAAGAAATATGCATTGAAAATCGAAAAAATATTAAAAACAGAAGCGAAAGTACCAAAAGGGTCACCAATATGGAACGAAAATGATTTTTGTAAAAAAATAGCAAACAGATACCCAACGCATTTCATGAAGTTATATACCTATGATATCATTACAGACTGCACACACAAACAAAAACGTGTTAAATATTTCGATCAATTGGATAAAGATACTCAGAAAGATATTAATCGACGTCAAAAATCGACGGTATGTGTTCGTCGAATATATTCCTTAATATCTGGTGACCTCGAAAATAACGCAGTTCGTATGTGCAAACATGCTATCATAATGTGTGTTATCCAGGTGTTAAATGCTATTAATATAATGCATTCGAATGGATACGTACATCAAGATATACATAATGGAAATATCGGATATATTGAAACAACAAAAAAATATTTATTAATAGGTGGATCTCGGATACCAACATATGGTAAGATATATAAATTGATTGATTATGGTCGTACACAATCCAGAAAATTTATGCGTAAGAAAGAATTTGAAAACGCAAAATCCCGGGATATGTCCATAATACCGAGATTGCTAGGTCAATGGATATTTAGACAAAAACACTGGGAAAAGGCTAAACGCGCGGAAACAACATCGAAAAAACATCCAATATATAAAAAGTTAAGAAAACAGAAATATAATCACAAAATATGTGTGTTACTATTTGAGGTTCTATATCCGGAGACATACCAGAAATACATATTAGGACGTAAATTTAAACGTGTTGTTCATCCGTTATATTTTATTTCCGAAAGTGATATGGTATCTATCATCAAAAATCTGATGTTTGGCAAAAGAGTTATGGATATACTATTGAAATATAAATAAAACTGAAAGTATCTATCATAAAATAATTAGTTGTGTTCTTTCAAACATAACCGAAAATGTCTCGTCCGGTAATGAATCATGAGGTTTTAGATCGACCACCAAATATGGCAAAAATAGGAGTAGGAGACCGAGTGAATATGGTATATAATAGCAGATACTGTTTTACGGATGATATTGGAATGCGTGGTATTCGGGCGATTACAGGCAAATGCATGTTGAATCGTGCATTTAGTACACATACAACTATATATCCAGTTTCTGATTCATTGTTTCAATGTATAGTCGAATCGCGTGTTCCAGTTAAGGGAACGATAAATAAAATTCATCGTATAACACCAATATATGAAAGCACACATTTCGCGGTCGTTGTTGGGGTAGATTTGGATTGGTCAAATATGTCGGATGACATGTATGTCATTGTTGCGTCAGGCGGACATACTGAATTACCAGAAGGGAAAACACTTATGCGGGGTGAAAATATGGTAATAGGTATTAATGTATCATTACGTTCACCATTTGATATATCAGTAAAAAAGAAAACAGACAAAAAAGACCCACGGGAAATGACAGAATATGAGTTACTGCAATATAGAGCCGTATATTATTTACAGATGCCTGGATTACCCGATTATGAATTTCCATGTCCATTTGTTGGTGGGTCAATGATGGAATATTGCACGCCATATAATATGTCACCACTACCAGCACTTCGTTTATCATATACGAGATACGACACATCGCGTTGTTATATCGTGGGTGAATATTTTGATTATATAAAAAAACAAAACGAAAGTATTATTGATGATGATTCGGAGATATTGACGATGCGTTCTCCATTTCCTGGGTCATCATTGTTTATGATGTTGACTGATAAATAATTCAAATATATTTTTTGTATAAAAAAATGAATAAGACGGATGTATATATAATGAGACATCAAAATTAGTAATTATGTCGAAACGACCAATCGATGATGCCGAATATGGAATGGGTAAGAGATTAAGATTTGATGACGGATTAATTCAATCCCCCCGATTTTTAGAGGCATTATTAATAAAAATAAATACGGACATTCGGGTACTGCATGCAACATACAAGCATGCATATACGGAACGTATGGAAGTATCAGCAACCACAAAAATGCAGTCTATCTTTGCAGAAAGAGAATATCCACGTGTTGGTTATATGCCTACTTTCAGTATGGATATATCTTGTCGCACGCATGTAGAGGCGATGAGTATATTTATACGTATCAAATTAAATCAGTATGACACGGAAGAACAATATGTTGCCCGATTACCACAAGAAACAAAAAAGTCATCACCATTATCAGCAGTAGGTAGATACAGTGCCCAAATATTAGCGAATGAATATGAGATGATACGCGTGTTTCAGGAACATGGGTTATATACATGGTCAGCGGTTGCATATTATAGTGGTAAGAATGGAACAATATCATTATACCAATATATACCAGACATGACGTGGCTACATCCGGCAATTTTACAAAAACGCCGAATGACTGTAGAAGATTTCCGTAATATGGTTTTTGTAGTATTATGTCAAATAAAGATGATGCAAGAAATATTACCTGGATTTCGGCATAACGATTTACATTCCGGTAATATATTATTGAATGACTTACAGATATGCGATATGTCAATAATAGTTACGGATGATTCGGATAAAGAATACAAATTAACAGTTGACAGAGCACCAGTATCATATATTATAGACTTTGGACGTTGTTGTTCCGATGAACACATGCATCCATTTATTCATACGGAGAAAGCGATCAAAGATATAAAGACCGAACACAGAAGACATGTTAAACTCGAACAAGCATTGGCGGATGAATATAAACATTTGTTATCAGATGCATTTGATGATGCCAGACGCACAGAAATAGATGCTGAATTGGATGAATTAGATGATTATTATGAATCATCCGATGAAAAAATCGGATTACATGAACGATGTTTCGCAATGACGGCGTATCATCATCCTAAAGAATTTATGATTGTATCTGATACACCGGATAATTATGATGCATATACATATTTAATGGGGTGTTATGATGAAGTTAGACGTGATGCTGAATTATCAATATTATATCCAGACTTTACTGAGTTCATACATGATTTATTTCCGGAACGAACATATCCAGTGAAACCAACTGTGTTACCAGATAAACGACTACTTGATATGTTACGGTCTGAATCAGCCTATAAGAGAATTGATAATATTTTACTCCATCCTTATTTTGAAGGACTTGTTGTGTGATATCAAAAATATTATTTTTTATTATTGAATTGTTATAATAAAAAATAAAAGGTAGGTAATGTCGGATAATTGATTGTACTATTGATTGTATATATGGAGATTGTTATGGAACAGAATGAAGCAGATGCCTTGTCGGTGCTTGCCGTGGTAAGACGAGAGATTGTGAGAATTCGGCGTTTGCTACATATTACGCCACCAGGACCAATGCAAGAGGCGTATCAGAGAGAGTTAGAACGCCTGCGTGGAATGCTAAATTGGTAGGTAAAAAAAAAATAAATAACAGTGATTTAGCTGTTTTTTTGATTACTTACCATCGAATAATGTCGTAAATAAGATAGATTTGGTTGGAATATGCTTAATATGACAATGAAATGTTTTTGTGCATTTCATCTCGAAGATCTTATCTTTACACAAAATCGGTATATCGACGGGGTCTTTTGATTTTGCACGATATGCCTCACATATATCCTGAGAACCAATACCATATTCAGCGATACAACGAGATAAAATTGTTGTGTTACCCATGAGTGTCGTCTTGGGGTCGGCTGTCAATGGCTGAAATAAATCATCGGTATGTTCGGAAATGGTTGTCTGTATATCACCGAGAGCTTTAGACCATTTTGGCATATGTAGGACAACCCGTCTTTGTTTCACTCTATCGGATAATTCATGAATATGTTCACCATATGTCGCATAATGGGATTCGCTTATATGTGTAGATGATTTCCGTATATAAATACAGAACACATATTCGTTATAGGCGCCAAGTGGTAGTTCCACATAACGGGCATCATGGTCATAAGCATAATTTAGTACTAGTCCATCTGGATTTGTTTTCATCAACATAACTGATTTTTTTGTACCATCAGATGTTTTGAATGATTTAAACTTTTCAGTTAGATCGGGTGAAAACGGAAAAGTCCAAAAGTTATGGTAATGAAGATGTGTGATAACAAACCCAGGTTTCACAATATCACGGAAATCTTTAGTCATTGCTTCAGCCAAAAATGAGATGATTTTGTTTTCTGTTTTTTTGTCTTTTGTTGTCTTAGCAACTTTACCGACAAAAACATCCGCATTAATTATTTTAGCAAGTTTATTCATAACAAATATGAATTCTGGTCTTATTTTATTTTTGGTTGAAATAATTAATTGTTCTTGAATAATTGCTGGGTCTTTACCATATTTAAAACCCTTTGGATAAAGTGAAACAATATCATTACCGGAGTCTGTTCGTATTTCTGAGGTAGGGTTGATAGCTAATTGAAATAATTGATCCGAATGACTTTTTGCAGCGAAACAGATATGTTTATAAATATCAGCCATTTGGGTTTTGCGTCTATTTTAATTCTGTTGGTATTACTTTATGAAATAAATATTCAATATTTAATGTTATTTGAAAAGATAACAAGAAAGAAAAAAAAAATGGTGTCAAAAGATAAAATACTTGTTGTTGTGCGGACCATATTAATCATATTAAATTCTGGATTATTTATTTATGATTTCATTGGGGACTTTTTGTTTCTCGATGATTATGGTGAATTTTGTGAAAGAGAATATATCAAAGTAACCGATGTTTCATGGAAATGTGAGGCGAATAAATATCCGGTATGTTCGACTCAGCCACGATTTGCCTGGAAAAGCGGAAATGTAACCTGTGGTGATAATCCAATGTTTTGGGAAATAGCAACAAACGTAACAGAATGTGGGTGGAGAGTCTGGTCATGTATTAATTACGGTGAAATAAAATCGGGACGTTGTATAGAATATTTGCCATGGTTTTGTGATACCAATGGTATTCGAATTGCTGGTGTAGTATTAGGACTAATCATATTTAAAGAGCTTGCGAAAATAGCATGCCTATGTAGTACATTTTGTGCTAAATATTTCATCAAGGAAAGTCGGTTTGGATTTATAATGACGTCGCCATTATATATATTATTTGCGATTGTAAGTAAACGTCATAGACAGATGGGATATAATTTACTGCAAGACAATAAAAAACAAATATGGGGATTATTTTGGGATACAGCATTAGAAGATATACCACAATTGATATTACCGGTTGCATTATTATCATATGGTTTTTATCATAAATTGGCACTAATATCGCTGATAGGTTCAATGTGTGTTTGTGTTGTAAATGCCATACGAATTGCGATTGGCATCAGACCAACAATAAAAAACACCTTAATATATTTTGATTTTCGTTTGCACAAAAAAAATACAGATGATGAAATAGAAATCGACAATAGAGTATCAGCATTAGAACGACAAATGAATGTTTTACGGGGTACAATAGATGGAACAACAACAAGTTTTAAACAGATACAACTGCATGTACGAAAATAAAAATATGTATGATATGTTAAAAAAAAATACGTTATATGTGTAGTTCCAAGACAAACCGTACACTAAATGATATCAAAGATATGATCCTGACACGTGTTTTTTTTTATAAAACTGAATGTATAATTATGCATTATTAAATAGTAGCTAATAATGTACCAGCGATGGCGGATCAGTTTTATACAAAACAAAAAATAGCAAAAAAATGCTGGAAAAAACTAACGCGTCGCGTCAAGATTGGGAAGTATGATGTGATATTGGAGCCAAGTGGGGGGACTGGTTCTTTTTATAATCTGTTGCCTCATGATAAGCGAATTGGTATTGACATTGAACCAAAACATAAAGATATCATTGAATGTGATTTCTTTGATTATAAGCCGGATGCCGGGAAGAAATATATTGTGGTTGGCAACCCACCCTTTGGTAAGGTGAGTTCGACCGCCGTTAAGTTTTTCAATTATGCATCAACATTTTCAGATATTATTGCATTTATCATACCAAGAACATTCAAGCGTGTCAGTATTCAAAACAGATTAAGTATGGATTTTCATATTATTTATAATTATGATTTACCACTGACTCCATGTTGTTTTGAGCCAAAAATGATGGCAAAATGTTGCTTTCAAATATGGAAAAGAAAAAAATATAAGCGAGAGATGATTATATTACCGGAAAAACACGGTGATTTTGATTTTATTTCGTATGGTGATAAAGATGCGAAAGGACAACCAACTGTACCCAAGGGAGCTGATTTTGCATTAAAGGCATATGGTTGCAACTGCGGAAAAATAACGACAGATATGAAAAGATTGAGACCGAAGAGTTGGCATTTCATATCATCAAATATAGAAGTCAAAAAATTAATCAAACGTTTCAGAAAACTTGATTATTCAATCAGTAAAGACACCGTAAGACAGGATAGCATAGGACGAAAAGAGTTAATTCATTTGTATATTGGAACATTCGGTTGATATACTAACGACCTTCAATATAACTACATAAACGCGGAACTCCGTATTTTTTGCGCCATCTTGTTTCGAACATATCTCGTATTGAGTGATTATCTATTGGTATATAATACAATCTAAATTCAAATCTTCGATGTTTCGAGGTTCGGACATCAATACCATTACATAAAAATAAATCAGATTCAGTATCATGACAATCAGTCAAAAATGTTTTTTCATCTTTTGAAAGAAACATTTTTCGTACGTCTGACAACTTCCGTATCTTTTTTCCGTTTATTCTATAGGGTACTTTTCGTTTTTTGTTACCTTTATCGCCCGACAGTAACAATTTGGTATGACTTGCAGGTGCTAATTTATCGCATAAAATATCCAGTGATATACCAGAGAGACCTTTAGACGTTTTCCGCAATAAATGGTTTTTAAGGCGAGACCTTAAGTTTGATGACACGCCATTATATATGATTTCTCGATCATCAGATCCAAATTTTGATGGAATTTTATCCAGATGCGGATGCATAAAATGGCCCAATGGTTCTGTTGTCGTTATCCAATATACCCCGGGTCCGGTTGGTACTTTTACAATATCTGACTCAGCATGAACAACAACAAAATCAACATGCTTCAGTTTTCCGTTTGGTAACTTTATGTTCAGCAGGTCAAGTAGCCCAAAAGAGCTTAAAATTTTGTGGCATTTGAGGTATAGCGTTGTACAATATTTATCCCGGATATGTTTTTGAAATACTTTGATTGCGCGTCGATTGTCCTCCGTCAAAGCATCAAATATGTCATCGTCGGATGGCATTGACATAATTTTGATATTATCAGTTTGGCGACAATTTAACTGTTTGATAATGATTTGTGATAATTCAGTTTTGTTAACTGGTATATTTTTTTTTCAACAAAAAAATTAATGAAAAAAGTATAACAAAAATGCCAATACGCTTTTAATTACAACAATTTTTATTTCCTGAGATCTATTATTGTTTTATATTCAGAAGTTGTAAGAGATTTATCGTGTGACTCTGTCATAAATATTAATTTTTTGTTTCTCTTAATATGCTTGTGATGAAGGAACTTTTTAGTACTTCTTGTGGTATATTACCGCCCTTTAATCCTATAGTTATGTGTTTATCTTGACCACTACCTACTGGGAACTTATTGTTGTTAAAATGTATAACACGTAATTGTTTTGGGCGAATATATTTGAAAAGTGTTTTTATTGTTTTTGCTGATTGATGACGTGTTTGCCTAAATGAGTACCGGGGGTACAATAGATGGAACAACAACAAGTTTTGATCAGATACAACTAACTATCAGAAAATAGAAAAATATATAATTTCAAATATGTATGATATGTTAAAAAATATAATCATTAAAGATTTTATGAAAACAAAATGACAGACCAAAAAAAAGTATTATTCGCAGAATTGAATCCACTAAAAAATACGGTGACTGAAGAACTGAGCACGACTGAGGTCTGTCGTCGTATCATTTATGGTTCGGTTACTTCTGATTCATCCATTGATTCATCCATTGATTCATCCATTGATTCATCCATTGATTCATTCACAGAATCATCCATTGATTCATTGGATTCCCCAAGTACCAGTTCACCGAAACTCGAACGTGATAGCAAATATGATACTATTATTTTAGATTTAGATCACACATTAATACACGCAGTGAGACCTCATGACGACATTCGAAACTGTCCAGATACAAGAATATGTATTGAGGGGTATAAATTTAATATATATTTCAGACCATGTTTGGATGAATTTATTTCGATGTGTTTTGAACATTTTTCGATGGTGATTTTGTGGTCTTCTGGGGGTGATCGTTATGTAAATATAGTTATAGAAAGTTTAGCAAAACATCTACGGTCAATGCAAGAACACACATTTGATCGGGTGATCACACCAATAAAACGGAGATCATTATATGATGGTCCACAAAAAAATATTGGTGATGCATTAAAATACGATGATATGTTAAAAGGTGTACCGGAACCAATATATTTCTTAGATGATATTCCGGGGAGAATTATTAATTATAGAAAACATTGTGAGTGTCATGTGATAAGAGCAGAGGTATATAATTATATGAATAGAGATGATGACTTTTTAGAATTTGTTGGGCAGTATTTATTGGATCGTCGGATATGGCGGAAGGAAAAGACGACAAGCAATTTCAGCAGTGATACGACTGGTATATTTAATATTGATTTATTTGGCAAAGATGAACAAATGGATGACAAAATGATTGATGAAAAAATAGACAAGGTGATTTCTAAAATATATCGAACCTAAATATCTTTATCACGTTGACATAACAGTATCTAAAACTGACCTATTAGATTTTTTTTGTTGATCTTGGCAAGCACATATACGTAATGTTGCAACATCATTGACAACTTGATATGTACCAAGAATCGAAACAATGATAGCGACTAAAGTTAATATCGCCAAAAATATAGGAAAATGTTTATGCCAAAACAAATCCGGTAACTCCATTGTGTATCTTTTTATGAATAAACAAAAAAAATATATATATTAGATTTATGTTTCGGCACCATACAGCCAACCACTTTCACTTCCTTCTTTGATCACCGCACGAAGTGCCTTTATCTCATTAAGCCAAATACTAGCGCCACGAAAAGGTGTATTTAGTAATGTATCCATGAGAACATCCCGTCGTTCAATTAATTTATCAAGATGTTCCTGATGTTTTTTGATACGACCGATAGCATGTTCTCGCGTCTGAATAGTCAAAAGATATTCATAATGTACATCATCGTGATCACCATAGGCACAATCAAATAAGGCATCTGTTGGTATATCACCGGTATCATTGATTACAACCTTATTGTATTTATCATAACCAGAGTCAAATAATATTTCATTCATTTCTGGTTCTGTTAGTTTTTTCTCTTTTTTACCACGAGATAGTGGTGACTCTTTAAGAAATCTGATTAGATTGTTCATGTATTTTATTTGAATATCTAACATGATAACTTCTCGATCGATACGCTTACCATATAAACCTTTACGCCGGCTAAACCAATATTTAAGTATTTTTCGATATGAACCCAAATTGCCAACAGAACCATCCGGCATTAGACAATTGAGTTGTGCATCAATTTTACGTTTTAAATTAAATAAGTTAATCACACCATCAAAATCGGCGGTTGCACATGTTTTCAGAATTTCTTCGAAATCACTTGCGTTCTTGAGTTTTATTTTAACACAAATTTCGGCATTAGTACTATAATCATCAACATACTCAACATATTTAGTGATAAGATCTTTTTTGGATTTAGACATTTTAATAATACCATCATCACTTTCTGTATCTTCTTTTGTTTTTTTCTTTTTACCATCAGTTGGTTTTATTGATTGAGTATAAGGACCGGACCAAACACGAATAGGTAGTTCGGTAATAATGATTTGTTTTGCCTTTTTATCGAATTTATATTTACCAACCATAAATGTTGCACCATCTGATTTAATTAAATCGATGTCAAAACCATCAGTATTGATATTTAGCTTTGGTAATTTACATTTACCATCATGTTTAATTAGTTTGGTTAATGCCTTAAAAACACAATCAATATCCCGTGCCCAGTATTTAGCACTCCAACCACATGCAACACCAGCATAATGTTCCAATAAAATCATAGGAACAATAAATGGAAAATAGCTCAATTCACATCTTTTGCCTTCATCATACACATAAGGTATTAAATGCATATCAAACCGTGAAGGCAATAATGCTTGAACCAATGCCCGATTTACTTTTGTATGGATATATCGTGATGATGCTCCATCTTTACCACCAAGCACTCTTGAACCAAATTGACCAATTGGTTGAAAATAAGGAAGATTGGATGCACCTGGAAAACATCTTGTTATACAACGAATGGCATCTTCCATAGATTTAGGACCATGATGATAATTAGTGTCAACCGTTACCAACGAAACAACTTGTTCTAATTTCAGTTCTTTAGTTGGGTGATATGTATGCATACCATAAATAGCTTTACGACGGACCTCAATTAAACCATCCATGATATGGGGTATTTTACGAATGATATCATCAAGTTGAAACGCTTTAGTTTCAGTATGTAAATGTTCACTACAAGTAATCTTCCGCGATTTTTTGATTTCAGTAATTCGATCTGTATCAATATCCATAATTGGTTTACATAACTCTGTCTTTCTTATTTCTGTATCTTTACCATGATATATTTCGAAACTTTTATGCGCGTCAGCATCACGGATATACTTATAACATGCCGATTTATAGAGTTTAGCCAGTTCGCCAACAGCCTTACCCGAATGTCCACCTAAACCCTTAAAATATTTAGGTTTATATTTATCAATGACTTTTTTACTTGTTGATTTAATCCATTCTTCATATTCGCGTTCATAATAAAATAATATTGGCGGATACTTCTTTGACGTTTTGCCGGTTTTGGGTAACATTTTAATAATAGGTGTAAGCCAACGTTTGACGAAACCACGTTTGAACAACATAGGCCAGAAGAAATCAATAGCATTAATAATCAATGATAAAATCTTACCAACTCCATCTAAATCCTGATCACATGCAATAATAATTTGTCCATAGCGTAGCCCATTAATATCAGTTTCATATTTTTTATCATAATCTAATCCAGTTGCATCCATAAAACTATTCCAGATAGCATTGTTTTTGAGTTTAGCTCTGAATTTATATGATGTGTGATCTCCAATTGTTGTGATTGTTGTTTCTTTTCTTGCATTGACAAGTCCACCCTGTACCCAAAATGTACCACATGTTTTGAATGAAAGATCAGAAAATTTCGAAGTAATAAGATCTTTGACTGTTGCCACAGCCGATAATCCTTCAGCAATAAATAATTTGCATGAAAGTGAATCAGATGTACCAGCGCGTTCTGCACCGACATATTGTTTTGCATCAATGCGTTTCTTCCGTGTTTTCTTTTTATCTGTTTTTTTATCAAGAAGTTCCGGAAGAATTTCTTCACGAAGAACCTCAGTAATACGTGATGTCAGTGTTTTAATAACAGAAGACGGAATTGTTGAATCAAGCATTTTGCTGAAGTTTTTCGGTAAATCAAATTCTGTTTTTGTTTGACCTTTCCAAGATGGTTCCGGTATTTCGCATAATGCAAATATATATAATAATCGACGAACGGATGCTTGTTGAAAACTCAATCCAGCTTCAGCAAATATTTTTTCCAACGCTGGTTTCATATCTCTGATCAAAATATCCTGAATTCTTTTTAGATGTTTTGTTGTTGTCGTATGTATACCATTCAACATACCAAAGAAACATTCCGTTGAATCCGATCTTCTGATTGCTACTGCGGTTTTCCAGTTATATATTTGTGTTGATTTATCATCGAACTTCATAGTATACGATAAAGGAAATTCAGTGATTGCCGAATTGTCTGTTAACAATTTAGCATAACTGGACAATGATCCGATCGGAATTTTTTCACCGTTATACCGAACAGTAACACGGGCACCGTCTCGAGATGTTAGCCATGTCGCCATTTGATATGTTCTTGTTCGAATCATAGTACCAATAATATTCAGATGTTTTTCTGAAAGACCCGATTTGTAGCTCATATTAGCATAATCAAGACGGAACGAAATTCTTGTATATTGTTTTGTTGTCTTACTGCATTTTTTAATTTTCGGTTTATGGATAATAGTTCTACAGTTTTCAAACTCCTGTTCATATTTCATTATATTTCCCTCATAATTAGTTCCAACGGTTTCTATTTTGAAATAAGTACTATTAAGATTTACGATTTTGATGCCAAATCCATTCGTTCCACCAATAATACTTTTGATGTCTTTTGAATGATTTGTACTACTCATCGCAAATCCGACAAGAAATTCCGGTATATAAATTGGTCGGGTATCATCAGAATCTGGTACCACATCACAAACTCTTGCTGTTGGGTGGATATCTACATCCATACCCGGACCGGTGTTATAAATAGTAATTAGACCAGTATCATCGAATGAAACATCCATATTTTTAACCAAATCGGGGTATCTCATTTTATGATCACTGACATTAATGGCAACTTCCCAAACACAGTTATTAACTTTTGGTGGAAGTGACAATGAACGAAAATCTATAACACCTTCTTCGTCAACAAAATATTCTTCAAAAGCACTTTTTTTGCCAGATCCAGCATACATATCTTTACTTTTCATATGAGTATCAAGACTCATTTGTGGGTATTTTGCCAACAAATCGGCATCTTTTACTGATGTTTTAACGCCCCCGGTTTTCTTTTTTTTTGTGCCGAACATGATGACGAAATGTTGTTATCATTATTTATATTGTAAAATCATATCTTCAATTTTCAATTTTCAATTTTGCTGAACATATAGTCCAAATGTATATGCCATTTTTGGTGTTTTCAGTGATGAGTTTTATATTATATCAATAGAGAATACCCATAGGTGAAAATATACATGAATATCACAATAAAAATAGCATAAAAAAAATTTAGTTTTTTCGATAAAATTGAACAGGAATATATATCACATAAATACTGTTATAATACCACAACAAAAATGCCAATTTCGTTAACGGTTGATGGTGGGTTGACATACTATATATCGAGACACACCATTAAAAGTGATAAAAAAAGTAAATTTGCTGGATTTGATTTAGATGGAACATTAATAACAACAAAAAGTGGAAAGAAATGTCCTATTGATGCAAAGGACTGGCGATGGACTCATGAAACGGTGCCATATACTTTGCAAAAATATCATCAGAAGGGATATCATATTGTGATATTTACAAATCAAGGTGGAAAAACTAATATAATTGAAATTGGTGAAAAACTAAGTGCCATCAGAAAACAAATTAAAAAAGAAACCAAAACCACTGTGCCTTTCTCTGTACTTATTGCGTCATGTCATGATTTTTATCGTAAACCACATATTGGTATGTGGGAAAAATATATAACATTAAAGTCGGATATTGATAAAAACATTCGAGATATACATAAAAAGTCATTCTTTTGTGGAGATGCGAGTGGACGAAAAGGTGAAATTGGAGCAACAGATAGATATTTTGCAATAAATATTGGAATACAGTTTAAATTAGTGGAAGAACTATTCACGGATACGGATGTATCATATAAAACATATACAGGAGGGTTTCCAAAAGATACATATATAATGAATGAATATGCATCACTATTGCGTTTTTGGATGGATAATACATCAGAGGTAGATAATACGGCTTTCGGTAATTTGAAAAAAATATTCCAGAGTGATACAAAACAAAAAGCAATAATTATGGTTGGATCACCGGGATCCGGAAAAACAGTTTTAGCCCAACGTATTTGGAAATATTTAATGAAATTATACAATAAAGATGGAAGAGAAAAAATAGGTGAATCAGTAGTAGACCCGGTTACACACCTCGAACAAGATATTATAGGAACCCGATCAAAAACACTAAAACAAATAGAAAATTGTGTTGAATCAAGAATATCTTTTATTGTTGATGCGACAAATGCAAAAAACAAACATAGAACAGAAATAGTTGATTTGATTGATGATATGTATTCTGTATACATAATTGATATACAATCGCCGAAATGGCTATCAATACATTTAAACGAATGTCGAACACATCAGTTGGAATTACGGACAGGAATTCCATCACCGAAGGAATTAGTACCAAAAATAGCAATTCATATGTTTTACAAAAACTATGAATCACCGACAAAACAAGAATCAACCAGGGTATTAATATTAATACCCTGGACACATCCACCCAAAAAAGCAGTACAACACAAGGCGTTTAATTATCGATATGACATTTAAATAATGTAACTATGATTTTTTATGGTTTCTTTAAAGTGATATAAAGTTGTTTTTATCGGGAAAACCGGACATAAAGTGCAATATTTAAACAATATAGGTAATTATTAAATTTGAATAAGTAATGTTTAAATACAAATAGTGATAATTTTATAAATCACAAAGAAATCCATTTCCCGACAAATCAATTAATATGCCGAAATCAAAGAGTTCGAAGAAAAGAGTAAAGAAATCGAAAACTAGGGATTTTGCATATGATGCCGGAATCCCGACATGTAAACAGATTATTGAAGCATATGAGAAAGGAACATTAGTATTTGGATTACCAGTTGAACAACGGAAGCCAAATGCTGGCGGTGATACAATGTATTATAATAAGCCATATCTTGAAATTGACGGAGAAAAATACAAACGAGGATTTGAATTCCGATCTAAAAAAGGCGTTGTTATCCGAAGAACGAAATCACCGGATGAACGAAAGCAAACAAAACAAAAGTTTGCGCAAATAACGGTATCAGAGTTGGGTAATGAGGACAGTAAAGATATTAAATATTTATTAGGAGCATCTCGAATTTTAAATGATACATTCCGTGAAACGATGACTGAGGACCGCGAAGGTGATGATATTTATGGTATTGAAGAAGATGCTAAAATTGCAACAACATATCAATCGGAGCTGAGTGCAAAGGGCAAGAACAAAAAGAAATCTGCAGAAGAGCGTAAGATTGAGTTTCCAAGCCATCGAATGCGTATCAAGGATAAGACATTTCCAGGTGCTGAATGGGCACGAACAATACTATATGATCAGGAGTCAACAAAACGTGTTAAACGTGCGGATGGCACTTATAGAGGTCATTCAGATAAGATCGAATACGATGCTGATAATGTTCATGAGAAATTATGTGCAGGAACCAAATTATATAAATTGACGGTATGTTCGGACAGTGTTTCCATTACTGATTCATGGGTATCGGCACCATTATGGGTGCGAAAAGCCTATGTGAAAACTGGCGAAGGCGATGATGGATTAGAGTCGGATCCTGGATCTGATTTTGATGAGGTGGATGCTGATTTCATCAAATCACGAAAGGGTAAGGGTACAAAAGACCCATCACCACCCGATAGTGGTGATGAGCTAGGTGGTTCCGATTCGGATGATTCAGCAGTAAGTGAGAAGAAGGACAAGAAAAAGAAGAAGGATAAGAAGAAGAAAGATAAGAAGAAGAGACCGGCAACGCCACCACCGAGTGAAGACGAAAGTGATTCGGAAGATTCAGTGGTGAGCGAAAAAAAGGATAAGAAAAAGAAGAAGGATAAGAAACCAGCGACACCACCACCGAGTGAAGACGAAAGTGGCGGTGAATCGGAAGCTGAAACGGCATCATCCGTAAGCGTGAAGAGTGATAAGAAGAAAAAGGATAAGAAAAAGAAGGACAAGAAGAGACCAGCAACACCGCCACCGAGTGATGGTGAAAGTGATGGCGACAGTGACAGCGATGACGAGGACGCAAAATCAGAGACGAAGCCAAAGGAGCCAGCAAGTGATGACGAAAGTGGCGACGAAGATAGCGAGTAAGTAAAAAAAATATAATAAATTTTTTTATAGACCCATAAGATCTTTGATATCTTGTTTTTCATCTTTGGTATGCTTACGAATGATATCCATATTAACAACCATCGGTGAAAAGTTTGTACCGATTTTTGGTGGTATACCAGCAAACAATGTTGATGTTAGTCCGCGTAATGGGACATGTGTGTTTTTTATGGCTTCATCAACGACTGTTTTTGTTGGGGCACCAATAACCATTTTAAGTAACATATTTTGTCGACTCTTCCGATGACTACCTCTGGCAATTCCCATCGGAATACCACGAAATGTCAATAACTCAGCCAATAACATAAAGTGTCGCATATTAATAGTTAATAGTGATTTATATAAGGTAAGAATAGTACGTCTCGCCGCTTCAATACCAAATAGTTCGAACATTTCCGGAATAACATCACTACGAATACCAAGATAATCTATTTCGGTGATATATGGTTGTAGTTCGAGGATAGCCATCAAATTAGAACCTCTTGTAACCATAAACATAGGATTATATGATTGCACGGAACCATCATCGCCGATGTGATGTTTGATCTGAGATGTGACAACACTCGCTGCAGCAATATCTGGAATTCCATGGATAGAAAATCCATATAGATTGCGCATAAACAGTTTAGCTCCATTGATTGTATTGGTCTTAGATCCTTCTCGTAAATAAATCCGCAGAACGACTTCGGAATCATTTCCGTTAGATGGAATTGCGTAGACGTATTGATTTTCATTTAGTTTGTTTGCCATTTCACTGACAGTTATATGCTTAAGCAACATACCAAGTTTATCGAGTTCAAGTCGAACGCACCACGATAATAAGTCAGTTGGTCGTGAATAACCCAAGAAACTTTCATGTTGTTTAATGAATAATGAATCTTTTTTGAATTTTGGATGTCGGATTTGTCCATATTCCTCAAGAAATAAATCAGCAGATGTTATAAACAAACCGAGTTTTAGATCTTCAATATATTTTGCAACATATTGTGCTTTTTCTGCAGTTACACCTTTTTTAAACGGAATAATCATCATTGGGTTTTCCATACGTGATACTTTTGCACAAGCGGTCACTTCTTTACCGAATGATAATCCGGTTTTTTGGATGCTTAGTTCTGCACTGGATAAATGAATGGAATTAAGTGAAGCTTGTGTAAATTGTTCCGACAAACACATAGCAGATATTAATCCAATTGGGAGACCAGACCAAACAAATGCTTCTTTGATTGATAAATGTATTTTTTCTAGTATGAATTTAACAACCTTAGTGTTAAATGGGGCAATTGCATTTGGATGTAACATTGAACGCAAATAAACCACAAGAAAGGTCAACGATGCTGATTGGAAATCATGTAATGGTAGTTTTTTATCTTTGGCATTTCGATTCATATACATATAACCGATATGTTCACAGAAATCCAAAACGAGTGATGAATTCTTTTTCTGAATTTCGATGGATTCTTCTGGTAATGTGTCAATAGCATCAACATCGGAACATTCATCCTTGATGTGTAAAATTTCCAGTTTTGTATCGAAAATTAATTGTTTAACATCAATCGGTACATACATATTATCATTGAATGAACCTTGAATATCTAATTTTTCAATAGACATTAAGATATTGCGATAACGGGAACGATCCTTACGGATAATATCGATATGTTCCTCAAAACCGGCACAATCATATATTCGATCAAAAGTTTCATCACTAATCATAATTGTTGGGATTTTAACTTTTTGAATGAAACGCGGATCGAACCCATCGCCACCAAAGGCGAATGATAATATAGTGGAATCATTTGAACAAAATTTATTATTTTCGATAATTGATGTTTCCATATTTTTTGCAAGGATACGTGCAAATTCACCAGAGATACTTGTTGATAATGTTTTCTTTATAGTATCATCACGTGTTACACGTGCAAGTATATCTAATTCGTCGATTGCTAAACCATCACCATATGATGAAGTAATAAAACCACGAGGAATTGGTGATAAAGCACACCTCGGAAAATGTGGTGTTGCTTTTTGATATGATAAATCATTTGGTATTCTACCACCAAATAATGTTTGTTGTCCCAAACAAGACATCATATGTAATATATTCATCCAAACACCTTTAGAACCGGTGATAAACAAATCAAATAATCCATTAGGTTTTCGAACAACTTCAGTCATTGCTTCACGGAAATCGGATTGTAATTTGAACATTAATTGTTTTTCGAGAAATTCGGTAACAGTTAAACCGGCGGGTGGCACAATTCGGTTTTGCAACCAATCAGACACCATAAAATTATAGTCTGTTATTAGCTCTGATAGTTGTGTCTTTACCATATCTTGAACTTTTTTACCTGGTAAAAGATCACTAATCCCAACACTGACACCATATGCCTGATTATGTGCGAGAACTATTTGTTGTAAATCATAGATATAGTCAATGGTTTTTTTAGTTCCAACATGATTCATAATACTTGGAAAAATACCAACATCGCCAGTTCCAACACTGGCTTTATCAAGAACACCAGATATAAGTTGACCGTTAACAATCTTAAGAAATTGTTCTTCAGTAGGCGTATCACGCATATCAACAAATGTTTCATCATATGATTTACATCGCTGATGATGATTTAGCACCCGAGGTAACCATTTCGATATAATTTCGGAACCACTGAATGGATGAGTATCTGTATAACCACTAAAATCTGGTTTTTTACTAGTATTTGCGAAAAATTGCATCGCAGTAGCTTTCGAAATACCGGTTGTTGATTTTCTTGTCATATAATACGACCCAACGACTGAGTCCTGGACCTGACCAACATGTGGTTTACTAAATTGTGCCGACTTATACCAGATTGCTGGTACAGACAACAACTCTGCTTCAACCTTCGCCTGAGTCGATGATAAGAAATAACAATTCATTTCATCACCATCGAAATCAGCATTATACCATGCGCAACTTATAACATTCATTTGAAATGTCTTAATTTCACTATCATGAATAATTCGTATTCTATGTAATAAAATAGATGATGGATATAAAGAAGGGATTCGATTGAATAATGCTTGATCACCCTCAATAACATCACGGAAAACGATATCACCGATATTTAATGTATCTGTTGTTTCCTTGCTGAGTTTATAAACTTTTTTGCCTTTTTTATATTGTTTGACCGCGGGATAGCGACCAATTTTACCATTTTGAAAATACGAATTCAGACGATCAAAGTTGAATGCCTGAATGATTTCTTCAACAAGAATCGTTTTTGCAATTTGAATAGGAACACCAAATTCATCAATTGCAATTTTTGGATTTCCTGAAATAACCGTACGTGCACATTTATTAATACGCTTACCAACGGTTTTACTTCTTAATAGTTGTGCCTTACC